TGTTCCAGAATATAGCCCATGTATTTGAAGCATTTTCAAGCGAAAGCGGGATCCGCTTTGTATCGGCGCTGATAGGAAGCATTGCGGATGCAGCTATGGGGCTGACTGAACTTGCGCTTAAACTGGGGCGGGACTTTTTACAAATGCTTATTGTACCGTTTACAGAAAATGCTGACGGGTTCAAGACTGCACTGGAGGGGTTATTAGGTGGCGCAGCTACCGTGCTGGAAGGATTTAAGACGGCTGTAGATAAAGCGTTTGATAGCCTGAATGCAATGTACGACGCTCATATCAAGCCATTATTTGATAGTTTAACGAGCGGGCTTTCAGAGGTTGTCAACCATTTTTTAACCGCATGGAATACACACATTCAGCCAGTTATCGACAGAATCGGGACTAGAATATCAGAGCTTCTTACGCAGTCTTTTCTGCCGGCTTGGGAAGCTATAATAAGAGGAGTTGGGTTGGTTGCGGATATTTTAAAATCTTTTTGGGAGAGTATTTTGCAACCGATTGTTGACTGGATTATGACCTACGCAGTGCCATTCTTGGTGCAAGGATTAGGGGTGCTGTTAGAGTTTATTATACTTGGAATTAAGACGATTGTTGATGGTTTTACAACCTTTATGACGTTTATAAACGATTGTTTAGAATTTTGGAAAGAGGCGTGGGCGGTTGCTTGGGATACGTTCAACGATTTCTGGAATAAGATAAAAAGTATTATTGACATCATGAAAACTGTATTTCGTTTGTTTGTAAAAGTTGTTAAGCAGCTGATTGATGGAGACTGGAAGGGCGCATGGAATACCGCGCAGGAAATCTTCACGATTTTTAAAACCAAAGTAGAAGGCGTCGTGGATTCTATAAAGGCGTTCTTGTCCGGCTTCTTTACATGGGTTAGCGACATGATTGCAGGCGTTATAGAGGAAATCAAGAACATCGGCAGCGGTATCAAAAACGCATTTACTGGTGGCGGATCATCGAAGCCGCGAACAATGTCCACGCAGCCGTATGCCATAAACGAAAGCTTTGCATCTCGTACCCTGCGGGATATCCCGGCTCTTGCATCTGGCTCGGTAATCCGTGGTGGCAACCCGTTCTTGGCGATTCTGGGCGACCAGCGGGCAGGGCAGACCAACATCGAAGCGCCGATAGGCACAATCAAACAAGCTGTATCGGAGGTAATGGCAGAGAGCGGCGGCGGATTTAGAACGGCGAAAATTGTCTTGCAGGTAAACGGGGTAGATCTGGCGCAAGCTACACTGCAGGATTTCTTATCGGAAGCAAGCAGGCAAGGATATGATCTGGAGGTGATCGGAGGATGATTTTTACACGCGGCATATACATAGATGGGGAGTATTTTAACATCCCCATCGTGTCCATAAAAAGAAACGCGGATTTCCTCGACAAATTCGCCGAAAGAGTTGAAACGGGAGAGCTCCAGCGTGAATTGATAGGCGTGTATTTTAACTACACAATGTCGGTCGGGAAGAGCAGCTCGTTCCCGGATGGCGTATATAAACGTTTCTGGGATAAGGTTACAGAGCCCGTCCCATTCCATATTATTTCGCTGCCGTCAGATCCTGGTTATTACGAATACACAGCTTATATATCCAGCGTCTCTGATGAATACGAGAAGATAACACAGGATAGCGCTGATTATAAAGGGTTTACCTGCAAGTTTACGGCGAAAGAACCGGCAAGGAGACCATGATGAAAACAGAATTTTATGTCGAATACAATCTGTATGACACGACTGCTCTGCCTGATGCAAAAGAAAGCACAGAGAGCAATGCTGCTTTTGGGGATATGGGGCTGTTTAAGTCAAAAGGCAGCCCACCAAAATACGCTACACTGGAACATAATTTTTTCGTGTTGGATGGGAGTCTTAGCGAAATGCCAGACACGCCGACGGACATCCCATTTTTTTCGGATGTGCAAGCGGGCGCAGATGGAATTTTCACAAAACAGCCTGTAATCAGAATAGATTTTACCGAAAATCATACCTCTATCGGGCTGACTTTTCATTTTTCGGAAACATTCCCGCTGGAGATGGAAGTGACATGGTACGACCTCGGCGGTACATATAAATCGCAAAAACGTTTCTTTCCGGACAAACTGAATTATTTTGCCGAAAACCAGGTGGAGGAATACGGACGCATTGAAATCCGATTTGTACGTGCCCTACCGTGGTACAATGTAAAGTTAAACTATCTCGAGTATGGCACAACGTTTATCTGGGGGCCGGATGTTATAAAAAGCGCGAAGCTTGTAAATGACACAGACCCTATCAGTAATCAGGTCAAGACGGACAAGCTTACGTTTGACTTTGTTGACCCTGATGATGATTTTAATATTGGCAAAATCGACGGGTTGCACAAAACATTGCAGAAAAAGCAGAGAATGTTACCCTATGAAATCGTTGACGGCGTGAAGATGCCGCTGGGCGTGTTTTTCATGGAATCTAACAGTACCGCAAAAAACGTCACACAAATATCGGCGATTGACTACAAAGGGATGCTTGCTAATGTGGATTTTAAAGACGGGCGGATATACGACGGAGAAACGGCGGGAAGTGTGATCGAAGAGATTATGACAGCGGCAGGGATTGAAGATTATACAGTAGAGGAAGAGGTGGCGAAAACGCACCTGTATGGCACGCTTAAAATCCAGACCTGTCAAAAAGCTCTGCGTGAGGTATTGTTCGCCTGCACTGCGATTATGAACACATCCCGCCGGTCTGGAATCGAAATACGAAAATCGACCAGAAAAATATCGACAACGATTCCGCGCAGCCGGAAATTTTCCACGACGTTAAAGGCAGATCCTTATGTGTCAGACGTAAGCGTAAAATATAAAACGTGGGTGTTGGACGCGGCGGAAAGCGAGATTACGAAAGGCACATACGATCCTGGGATACATACAATTCAGCTCACAAGCCCGGCAGCGAACATGAGCGCATCTGCTGGAAGGATTGTTAAACAAATGCCGTATTATGTCGTGCTGGAAATCGCGGGAAACGCCCGTACAGAGGTCGCAATTACAGGACGCAAATATTTCGGCACAGAACTGGCTACACTGTCCAGAATCGATCATATAAAGTCTGGCGAGGTGCGGAACACGAAGACATTTACCGGAGCACTTTTGAATTACGAAAGCGCCCAAAAGGTCGCTGACAATATCCTTGATTATTACCAACTCCAGCAGATTATTCAGACACGCCATTTGTCCGCTGAGGAAAAAGCGGGGGACTGGGCGGAAGTTGAAAATACGTTGCAGGCTCACGGCAATTTTGTCGCCTGTATAGAATCCCTCAGCATTGACCTCACGGGTGGATTTGTGGGTACGGCAAAATGTCGTGGATATTATAAAATAACATCAGAAGAGTATTATTCCGGCGAGCTGTATGCTGATGAGGAGGTAGGGATTTTCTGATGGAATGGGTGTATGACCGAACGCAGGCGGACGTTGAACGGGTAAAGGTTTTGAATGATAAATACGCTGCAGGGACAATCTCCGAAGAAGAAAAAATGGAATGGGCTGCCGGAATGAAGGGAGCGTTGAATGTAGCGGATTTGAACCGGATCGAAAGTAACATCCGTGAGATCGCTGAAACTTTGGCGGTAAGCGTGACGGTGAAGACATGGGGGGCGAATCAGATTCCGCGAGTAAGTGATTTTAAACGGATCTGCGACAACGTGCAGCGGATCCGTGAAGCGTGGAGTGCTCTGAAAGATACACCTGCCACACCAGACCCGCCGCTGACTACTTATCAAAAATGGAACGCCATAGAACGGATCTTGCACGATGTCAAATATGTATATGACAGAGTTATGGGCAGTTATTATTATTGCGGCGATGAAATCTACGCCGGGGAAGGAATAGGAATTTTATAATGGCAGAAACATGGTTTACCCCGAAAGAATGGAAAGCCCGCCTTGTGGAATTTGCAGGACGTAGGCTTCTGAGAAACGTTGCAAACGGAGAATCAACAACGTATGACGTTTCCCGCAGTGAGGGACAGGTGTCTCAGGAGGGCGATGCGTTTAACACTAAAAACATGAACGACCTCGAACAGCGAATCTCGAACGGATTTGCGAAGGCAAAGACCAATATTGATTCACTTAACGACAATGGTGCGATCAAAGGCATGGACGCTAGAGAGGACGGAGTTTATATCACATACTCCACTGGTGCTGATACAGTAACAAAAAAATTGGGTAAGACAGATCGGCATGTTATTAAATCAGGGGTTGGAAATGGATCGTTTTCTGTTGCCCATATATCCGGCTATGAAAAACTGACTGCAGAGGACTTTGCTTTTGTAGTTACAAATGCCAAAACATCGAGCTCACATAGAGATAGCGACTATGGAGGTAGGGCAGCTTATGATCCTGTTGCCACTTGTTCGCCTACCTTGAGCTATGATGCATCAAGTGGGACTATCACAATTACCGGATGTGCAGGCAGTAATTCTGTGAACGGACCAGCAAACTCTGTGGAAAACAGAGGGGTAGGATTAACCGGCACAGTGTATTTTTACGGGGATATGTAGAAAAAACCTAAAATACTAACAGAAAAGAGGTAAGAATATGAGAAAAATCGTATTTAAATCTGGGAAAGAATTGGAGATTGATGGAATTGTCCAAAGCGGGAAAACCTTGCAAATCTCTATAAAAAGCAGCGATACAAAAAGCATAATTGACATGTTTTCGAACGCTGAGAATACGGCTGTGATGCGATATTATGTTGGGACTGACCTGATATGCGGATATGCTGGGTTTAAAAAATTCGTGAGTTTGAAATATACGCCTGACGTGATAGCGTCCATCAATTACGAGCAGGAGGACGCAACCACAGAAAGCGGGTTTGTGGAATCCCATGTGGCTGTATGTACGGTGCATATGGAAAAAGCTGAAGAAGCAGGGCTGCCGGAGGGACTGACTGATAAAGTCGCAAAACTGGAAAACGATGTGTCCAGCATCACGTCCGGCATCAACGAAGTTAACGGAATCTTGGAGGGCGAATGATATGTTTACGGAAAAAGCGAAAGAAAATCTCCTGGCAATGCTAGAGCAGGCTAAATTCAGCGCTGTGGATAACACGGATGCACAGGCTTTGCTCGTGCCGTCGCTGTACCCTGAATGGGAAGCACTGAAGGACGGAACACATCTGACAAAAGGGCAGCGGTGCACTTATAATAAAGTGCTGTACAATGTCCTGTCTGACCACGATAAACAGGAGCAGTGGACGCCGGAGGCGGCGCCGTCCCTGTTTGCAAAGGTTCTCATCCCAGACCCTAACGTAACGCCGGACTGGGAGCAACCGTTGAGTACAAACGGCTATAAAAAAGGCGATAAAGTAAAACACAAGGGAAAGGTATGGGAGTCTCTGGTTGACAACAACGTCTGGGAGCCGGGAGCTGTAGGAACGGATAGTGTATGGAAAGAAGCCAGCGAATGAGAAAGGCGTAGGAAATGCTTATTGAACTGATAGAAAAGGCGGAAAATGTTGGGTGGGGGACGATAGCGGTTGTGATCGCTGGTGTGTTTATGTTTATCCCGACTATCGTGGAAAGCTGGAATAAGGTCCTTGACGCACTGGGGTTGGTAAAGAAAAAGAATCTTTTCCGGAAACAGCGTGAAAAGGAGATCGCAGCAGTCTATTCACATATCGAGGAGCTGCAAAGTGGAGTCGTGTCAAAGCAAGAGGAGTACCACCAGCAATCTATTACGATCAGGGACAATCTTGCCAGAAGGCAGGACGATTTGTACGAAAAACAGATTGAATTGAAGCAGGATGTAAAGAATATAACTCGGATGCTGGAAGAGTACATCCAGAAGGACAACGAACGCACGATTGCTTCGCTACGTACAACTCTGTGGCGGCTACATAAGGAATTTACATCACAGAGATATGTGACGCCGGACGGATTAAAGACCTTCCGAGAGCTGGGGAATGTGTACGAAGCTGCCGGCGGGGATGACATTTATCACGAAAAGCTGCAGCCGGAGGTGTTAGCTCTAGACATCAAATATCCGGATGGAAGCATATACAAAATTAAGGAGGTATGACAATGAAAAAGATTGATTGGATGCGAAAACTGACAAGCAGAAAGCTTTGGATGAGCGTGGCATCATTTGTGACGCTGATGATTGTGGCTTGCGGAGGGACGGAAAATGAAGCCACACAGATCTCTGCGCTGATCATGGCTGGTGCTACGGTTATCGGCTATGTCATCGGCGAGGGTTTGACAGATGCGGCAGCTATTGAAGCAGACAAGGTAGATCAGGAAGGATAAGGTGATCCGATTATCTCCCGCGCAGGGTTAAGCGTGATTCTTGGGCGGCTTCTGTCGCCCTGTGTTTTGTGGAGGATATATGATGTGGAAAGGGATAGACGTATCAGATAATCAGGGGGCGATAGACTGGGCACAGGTTGCAGCGGCAAATGTTGCATTCGCAATCCTGCGCAGTGTGCGCCGATCAGGCAAGACAGACCATCAGTTTGCTGCAAATTTGGAAGGCTGCCGAAAGCACGGCATTCCGATAGCAGTTTATAAATATACCTACGCAGCCACGCCGGAAGTGGCGCAACAGGAAGCGCAGCAGATCGTAGCATTATTGCGGTCTTACGGGCTGACCGGCACAATGGTATGGTGGGATGTGGAGGACAAAGATGCGCTGCGACCGCTGGGAGTTGAGAAGCTGACAGAGTGCATCCGTGCAGCGCAGGAGGTCATCACAACGGCAGGGTTCGGATTTGGTCTGTATATCGGGTTGTATGTTTATAAGGAGCGTTGGTTTGACTTTAATGCGTTTGCTGGGACACGGTTGTGGATAGCACGCTATTATCGCGGATATCGAACGATGCAGTTTGATGACGAGCCGGATCAGAAATACAAGCCAAATGTTGACGGAGACATATCTGTATGGCAGTACACGAGCTGTGGGGAGATCCCAGGTATCAGGGGAGATGCAGACCGTGATATCGCATATGATGATCCTGCGGAATGGACGCATCCTGCAGCGGAGCCTGGAGTGATTTACACAGTATCCGTAGCTGATGTATGGACACGCGAGCAGGCAGAGGTTATCCGGCAGCAGTTTGCGGCGATGGGAATTAATGGGATTGTCCATAAGGTTAAGATCTTGGAATAAAGATATAGGCCGAGAGAACATTCAAAGTCCTCCCGGCCGCAGGCTATGATGAAATGATGAAGCGGCTATGTCCTGATAAGATTATCTTTTATGGGTCTGTACCAGACGATTGCAAAGGTGATATAATCAGGATAAAGCCGTTTAGCGATAAATTTAACGTTGTGGAGGTGGCGGCATGGTGATAAATTTACAGTTTTTCGGTGGGCGCGGATCTGCTTTAAACGCAGCCGGAAGTGCGAAAAAAAATAGAGGTGGGATCATCGATCCATCTGCAGAGCCCAGGGAAATAGAAGCAGTATATAGAGAATCACGCGGGTATTACGGGTCTTATTACAAGAACGAGATTTTGCAGGCATCTGCTGATGATCGTACCGGGGAGTTATCTTTTGACTATGCTACTCCTGAAAAACGCGAAAAGACATCTAAAACAAATAAAACGCAGTATCTTACATATAAGTTAAATGCTGGCGCAGAGGATGGAGACACGTTTGGTATCAATTGGGACAAGGTTAAAGCTGTCTCGGGGCAGACGTATGGCATCCGCGCAGAACTGAAAGAACGCGGTTTTAAATGGGACGGGAAAACAAAAAAGTGGCGGAAAGAGTAAATTTTCTGACCAAAGACATACAGAAAAACAACACCGAAAAGCAGGGCTCTTATGAGCTCTGTTTTTTTATCAAAAAAAGTTTCAAATACATGTTGACAAAAATCAGAAGTATTATATAATAAGATATAAGGAAAACCTAATAAATAATAAGGAGGCGGTAAAAATTTTAACCATCCAGCAAAAAGTAAACATGGCGTGCTCCGCGGCTGAAATCAGCAAAACGGAACTTGGAAAGCGAATAGGATTATCACAGTCCGCATTTTCCCAACGTTTAAAAACAGGGAAGTTTTCCGACGAGGACTTCCAAAATATGGCGAAAGCCATAGGGGCAAAATACTATTCTGGTTTTGAATTCCCAG